TATACAATAAGAATGAAAGATGGTCTTATTGAAAGAGTAGATAACACTTATATGTCTAACAAAAAAATTAATGTAGAGACCAAATCAGGTATAAAACAATTACTAAACGGTTAAAATGGATATTTCAAAAACTATATTAGAAGAATTACAAAGATATAACAATATTAATAAATATATTACAGAGCAAGACGCTCTTCCACCTGTTGAAGAACCCACTGCCGACCCAGCGGCCGGTACACCTCCCCCCGCACCTGATGCGGCCGGAGCCCCGCCAGCAACTCCTGCAGCAGGAGCTGAACCAACACCTGTTGATGTTGAAGCGGACCCTGATGTTGAAAAAGTTGGCGAAGAAGAAGGAGGTGAAGAAAAGGAAGAGATGGAAATTACCGACCTTGTAAAATCACAAAAAAATATTGAAACAAAGCAAGAAGAATATTTTAATAATTTATTTTCACAATTGTCAAATTTGGAACAAAAATTATCTGACATGGATAATGTAATGACTAAATTAAATGACCTTGAAATGAAAATTGAAAAATATAGACCAAAAACAAATCAAGAAAAATTGGAATTAAGAAGTCTTGATTCAGGTCCATTTAATCAAAAACTTACAGATTTTTTCACCGATAAACAAGGCGACATTGAAAAATCTGGAAAAAATGAATATGTTCTTACCACCGACCAAGTTGAAGATTATTCTGTTGATGAAATCAAAAGAACCTTTAATGATTACGGTGATGAAGAAGAATTCAAACCAATCAAATATTAATTGGCAAACCTTATTTGACTTTTACGGCTGACACTTTTATAATTGTATATTAACTACTAAATTTTATATATTATGGCGACAAATTCTTTAGACGCTGTTCTCGCACAGTATGAAAAAGCGAAATCAAATGGTGGTGGAAAAATTTCACAAGAAGACCGAATGAAGAAATACTTCGCGGCAATTCTACCACAAGGAAAATCAACAGGTCAAAAACGACTTCGTATTCTGCCAACTTCCGACGGGTCATCACCCTTCAAAGAAGTTTGGTTCCACGAAATTCAGGTGGCTGGCAAATGGAATAAAATCTATGACCCAGGTAAAAACGACAATGAGCGTTCTCCTCTGAATGAAATTCACGATGAACTTATGATGACAGGCAAAGCTTCCGACAAGGAACTTGCAAAACAGTACAAAGCTCGTAAGTTTTATATCGTTAAAGTAATTGACCGTGACGCTCCTGAAGATGGTGTTAAGTTTTGGAGATTCAAACACAACTACAAAAATGAAGGTATCCTTGACAAAATTATTCCAATTTGGAAAGCAAAAGGTGATATCACGGATTCAGACAAAGGTAGAGATTTGATTTTGGAACTTGCAAAAGCAAAAACACCAAAAGGATTGGAATATACTGTCATTCAAACAGTTATGTATGATGACCCAGCTCCTTTACACGAAGACAAAGAAACTATGACTTCATGGTTGAAAGACGAGTTATCTTGGAGAGATGTGTATTCTAAAAAACCTGTAGATTACCTTGAAGCAATCGCACGAGGTGAAACACCAAGATGGTCCTCTGAACTCGGAAAATATGTATATGGTGATGAGGCAACTGAAATGACTATGGGAGGAACAGTATCTGACCCTCAGTCTGAGGACGAACCCGATGGCGATTTACCATTCTAATTAAAATTTTATTAATCACGGTTACCCCTGAAATATGGGGTAACCTTTTATTACAAAAAAATGTCAAAACAACCACAAATTTCAAAAAAAATTTATGAAGCTCTTATGAGCAAATACGCGGCTGAAATGAGTGAGGCCGAAGCAACATTACTTGTTTATTTTAACAATCCTGTGGGAATTGGAGAGCATCCACAAATTGTTGAGGAAATAGACAAGATGATTGAAAAACTTGCAAATGCAAAAGATAAAAGTGAAGCTCTTCAAGAATTTTATAAATACAACTAATTATGGCTTTAAAGAAAAAAGAATTTTCGTTAGATGCAATTAAAGACAAGTACTCAACAAAAACGAAGTACAAGGATACAACTTTTTTTGAAGTCGGTGAAGCTTTTCATAGCAGCTGCGGTATTCCCGGTCCTGCTTTGGGTAATGTTAACATGTTCCTCGGTCACTCAAACTCTTCAAAAACGACTGCCTTGGTTAAAACGGCGGTAGACGCTCAGAAAAAAGGTGTTCTTCCTGTGTTTATCATAACTGAAAAGAAGTGGTCTTGGGACCATGCCGTTGAGCTTGGACTTCAGGCACAAATGGTTGAAGGTGAATGGGATGGATTTTTCATATTTAATGATTCATTTGATTATATAGAACAAGTCACAGATTACATTAATGAACTCCTTGACGAACAAGAAAAAGGTAATATACCACACTCACTTTGTTTTTTATGGGATTCAGTTGGTTCAATTCCTTGTAAGATGACTTATGATGGAAAGGGCGGCCGTCAACACAATGCTAGTGTTATGGCTGATAAAATTGGTATGGGTATTCATGCTCGTATTACAAAATCTAAAAAAGAAGATTATCCTTATTATAATACTCTTGTTGTAATCAACCAACCCTGGGTTGAGTTACCTGATAACCCATTCGGACAGCCAACAATCAAAGCAAAGGGAGGTGAAGCTCTTTGGCTAGCATCCGCACTTGTATTCCTTTTTGGTAATCAAAAGAATGCTGGTATTAATCACATTACGGCAACTAAAAATGGTAGAACTATATCTTATGCGGTTAGAACAAAAGTATCAATTTTAAAAAACCACATAAATGGTTTGGGATATAAAGATGGTAAGATAATTGCAACCCCACAAGGATATATTGCTGATACTAAAGAGGCGTTAGAAGAGTATAAAAAAGATTATTCACAATATTGGAATGCGATTCTATCAGGAACTGGTGAGATTATTTTAGAAGAAACGGAGGTTACTTTTGAAAATAGCAATGAAGAATATTGAAAAAAGTAACAAAATTTTGTATAACTAATCACATTTAAACCTTTGAAAAAGACCCTTCTTGTTGATGGTAATAACCTATTCAAAATAGGTTTCCACGGAGTGAAAGATTATTTTCATAACGGGAATCACATCGGGGGTCTTTTTCATTTTATTAATACCTTAAGAAAATTTATTGACGAACAAAATTTTGATAAGGTTGTTGTATTTTGGGATGGAGAAGATTCAAGGTCGTTAAGGGAAGTTATATACCCCAAATATAAAATGAATAGACGATTGACCTTTGAGGACCCCATATACATTTCATATCTATACCAAAAAAATCGTGTAAAACAATACTTGGAGGAAATGTATGTCAGGCAACTTGAAGTCACAGGAATTGAAGCAGATGACCTTATGGCTGAATACTGCAAAATATCTGAAACTGAAAAAAAGTTAATCTTTTCAAGTGATAGAGATTTGACTCAATTAATTTCTGAAAATGTTTCACTTTACTCACCTTCATTAAAAGCGACATTTAAAAATGGGGACAAAATCAAATTTAATGACTTTGAATTTCCACACAAAAATGTAAAAACTTTAAAAATTATGATGGGTGATAAATCCGATAATATTGAAGGAATACAATATCTTGGAGAAAAAACTTTTGTTAAATTATTTCCTGAATCGCTTGAAAAAGAAGTTACTTACCAAGAACTACTTGAAAAGGCGGAACAGTTATTAAAAGAACAAAAAGATAACCAAACTTTGAAAAATATTTTGACTGGCAAGACAAAATCAGGTATATTTGAGAAAGAGTATTATCAGGTAAATGAAAAAATTGTTGATTTATCAAATCCACTTCTGAACGAGGAGGCGATACAATCAGTAAGAATGATTTATTCTGAAAAACTTGACACGGAAGGAAGAAGTTATAAAAACCTCATTAAATTTATGGTGGATGACGGAATTTTTAAATTTCTCCCAAAAACAGATGACGCATGGACTTATTTTATTACACCATTTTTAAAACTAACAAGAAAAGAAAAAAGAAAACTTAATTAAAATTTTTTATGAAAGAACAAAACGAAATTACAAAATTGGAATTTTTGGTTACAGTCAATGACAACTTTATCGTTCAGAGATTTTTTAATGTCAAAGATTATAACCCAAAAGCAAAAAATTCTTTGGAACTCAGCCAACTTATTGATGAGTTTGTTGAAAACATGAAGTATCATCTTAAAATGAAGACGGTTGTTTACATGATTGATAATCAATATGAAATTACTGAAAACCCCGAGATACTTGAAACATCTTTTACAGATGGACCCGAAGTGTTTAATATCTACCTTAAATATAATGGAAACATTATGTCACACACCACATTTAATGCAAAATGCTACCCACCAAAAGTGAGATATACAGTTGATATTCGTCCATACTTGAAGGGTATTTTGACAAATCTTACGGAAGTATTTTCCACTAAAAATTTAACTCACGAATATATGGGATACTCACTAGTCTAACAATATTTACATAAAAAGACTAGTATGGCTGACAAAAATTTTGATTATTTAGGAAACACCTTCCAACAACAACTTATCAACCAAATCATCGTTGATAAGAACTTTTCACACTCAATTTTGGAGGTGATTGACACGGGGTACTTTGAAAACAAGTATTATAAAATCATCACACAGATGATAAAAGAATACTATAAAAAGTTTGATTGTGCCCCAACCTATGACACACTACTTCAAATAGTTAAGTCAGAAATTACACAAGAGTTGATGCTTAAAATTACTCTTGACACAATTTCTGAAATCAAGAATACTTCAGATGAAGGGGCTCTTTTCGTTCAAGAAAAAGCTTTGAAGTTTTGTAAACAACAAGAACTTCAGAAAGTAATGACAAGGGCTCAAAAAATTATTGACGCTGGTGAGTTTGAAAACTATGACACACTTGAAGAAATGGTTAGGGAAGCTCTTCAAGTTGGAGTTGTAGAAAAAGATACAGGTGATGTTTTTGAAAATTTGGAACAAGTCCTTGAGGAGGATTACAGACATCCAATTCCTATGGGAATACCTGGCATAGACAATCTTTTAAAAGGTGGTTTAGCAAAGGG